TCAAAATAAGCCTCAGAATGGGAAAAGGTTCCCCCTGCCACCGGCCGCCGACGAAAATTTTTCAAACCCGAGAGGGGGGGGATCAAAAATTTTTCTCTGGAATTTTTGTTCGACGCATCAGAGATTTTCCTTTTTCCGTCAAAATATTTGTTTTCCGATCGTGCAATTTATTGTGTTCTGCTCGAGTCAGCGAAATCAAATTCCAAAGACAATAAGCATACTCAGGATAATCCTCCACAGGATAGATGTGGTGGACAACCTCAGCCTGCGCCACCTTGCCATACCGCTTTGACAGCTGGCATTGGTATCCATCCCGCCGAAGAGCGAGCGACTTGATATGATCCCACTTTCTGGAATCGTAAGAGAACTCACTCACTCCACCACCTCAAACAGCTTCACGTCGTAGAAGTTGCCTTGCATAATTAAGCCACCGGATCCAGTGACACCGGCATAAGAATTCCCTCTTAAGCCGGAAACCGCGCATTGGTCCCCAGGGACAATGAAGTAAAAATAGTTTTCATTTTCTAGGCTATTTACAAATGCGTACCTCCTGCCGTCACCGGCATCTCCAAGAATACTTACCCCATACGGTACCCCACACACAAAATCCCTATGGAACGCCAGCATCAAGCCTTTATTCACCTGTAGGAATTCTTCAGCAGTAACTTCCCTCAGCCCAGGCAAGCTACTGCCCCCCCCCAGTTGAACTAACAACAGGATTGTTTATCATAGTGATTCCTCCTATAAATCTGGTGGTTCCCCCTGGCCTCGAACCAGGATATGCCCGGTTATGAGCCGGGATCTCTTCCTCTTGAGATAGAGAACCATGTCGGGCAATATCTGTATGGCAACCAGATACCACCCACTCTCCGTCTTTCCGGAGCGTCATGCAAGAAAAATCCGCCATAAATTTTCCACGCACTGCCGAACGTCAGGCGCGACCTGACACCCTCGGATAGTGAGGGCCTTTCTGGGATTCGGCATGTATGGCCCTAAATCCTCGGGCCATGCTGCGGGTTTGTGACCGGCTTTGCCCGCGGGCCGGAAGCTCCAATGTGGAGTTGGCCGTCCGTACCTGAGTTGCACAGGCATTCGCACTGGCCGGACGATGTGGGCGGCGGCATGATTGAGGAAATCAGAAAAGAGGTACATAAAGAACCCAAGAAAGAAGGAGCGATTCTGCCGCCGCCCGTAAAGGAGGACCCGATACTACCGCTTCGGAGTCGAGCGGGGAAAGACGGTACAGACGCAATTTACATATAAGAGAAAAATGAATAAATTCATTTTTCTCTATATGTAAATTGCTATTCTGTAATTAAATTGTACTACTTGTCAAGAGCAAAAGTCAAGCGTTTTTATGAAATGGACACCTGTAAGGCGCTCACTACTCATCAAATTCAAACAAAATTCCTTGTATGATTCTACCATTTATTATCCGTTTTCTGAGACCAGACAATGTTATGTGGTTTTGTTCTGCTGCTTGTTTTATAGATGAGTAATATACGATGTCTCCACCTCCAGAAATTCGCTTTACTGGTCTTCTTCCTCCATGATTTTGCCTGACTACTTTTGACTTCTTTGCGTATTCCAAGTTTGACAGCCGAACGTTCCTCCAATCTCCGTCTTTGTGGTGCACTACGTATCCATCTAACTTACCGCGCATCCAAACGTCCCTCATCAAGGATCTAACTGTAACCTTTTTCCTTGACTCTCTTCTGCCTAATCCGATAGTTAAACTTCCCGCTTTATGGCTTTCTGACGGCGTTAACATTCTCGGCTTCTTGGCGGAAATTGTCCCGATTGGCATCCAGCTTCGGACACGACCCTCTGTAGATATTTCGTACAATCCATCAAACCCTGGAATGCGCCTCCATCGTTCCACAGGCACCGTTACTCATCTCCGTTTCTATGTACGCAAGGCCGGCAGCGTAGGCGGCCCACATGTCAGCCCGAAATCCATAAAAGAAGTCCGGGTTCTTCTTGCTCCCCTTTCCGTTGGTATGGTCATTGGTAGCGAACCGGTCAATCAACGCCCGGCGGATGGTGGCGTCGTTGCCACGGGGGCTGTTGCAGATGTGCAGGACAACTTCCTTCCGGTAGATGTACCCCACAGGGACGGTGGCAGCCTGGGTGTACCTGCCCACCCACTCGCAGGTCTCCAGTACCTCCCGCCCCACGGGCATCCCGTAGCTTGCCACACGCTCAATGACCAGGAAATCGTCGCGTTCCACCTGGACCATGAGCAGGCACGTAGCGTTGAGCTCCTTCCCCACACGAATGGGGCGGAGGGTGTCACTATCTAGGATGCAGTAACCGGTTTGGATGTTTCCGGGGTCAAGGGCAAGCACCGTCACTCTCTCCCGATTATCCATTAGGCATACCCTCCCGTGATTCCGCACCTGCGCCAGCAGGTTTCATCCGGGTAGTTGCCGGTGCAGTAGATTTCCCCGCCGGTGGGGCATTCCGCCCAGACGAATATGGGCCAGCCGACAACCTCGCGCACTTGGTCACGGATTTCCCCTAGGGTTAGATGCTCTGTCCCGTCTTCGTCCGTGTGCCATTGCAGCGAATCCTTCGGAACGGGAAAGACTCTGGATACCGGCCTGATAAACACAGAGACGATGCTTACCCCGTCGTTTCTGTAGATAGTGGTGCGGTCGTCCATTTTTTCGTTCATAGCGTCCCCTCCATGATTCTAGTCTTGGGCGTGTAGATGCGGTTCTCGGTGCGGCGCTCCCGCTTGCGCACCTCGCCGAGGAGCCGCTCAAGCTCTTTTATCTCCGCCCTGTGCCGCTGTATCCAGTCAACCACCGGGGATGTGAGCCACGCCACGTCTTTCGCTTCCCGGCGCTGGTGGCGTATCTCTCGGAGTTTATGGGCCATTTTCACAGCCTCAATCCCCCGGAAGTTATACAGCTCGAACCAGTGGAGGATGTCCTGGGTGGCGTCGTTGGCTTCCTGCTCTGTCTGCTCGGCCATGTGAAGCTGCTGCTCTGTATCGCGGAGGTAGTTCAAAAACGCCTCTATGCCTCGGCTGACCGTCGGCATCCCACCCCCCGCCGTTTCCTCCAGAAGTTTTGGAGAAAACCTATTTTTTTCTTCGCGAATGTGCAATACGCCGGGTTGGATCTCCGCCAACCCCTTTTGCAGCGCCTTCCCATACAGTTCAATGCTCATCGGTATCCTCCCTCAGCGCAGCCTCGGCCTCGGCGCGAGTGATTATCTTTGTGACATCCAAATATTGACCACACTCCGGGCACTGTAAAACCATGCGCTCCCCATAAGGGATGCCCATTAAGTCCCTGCCGCAGTAAGGGCATAGGCAGGCATTTTGGTCGTCGTCGCCCCAAACTAGAGGCTTGCGAGGCATATTCAGCACCACGCACCGTCCCTCCCGGTCAGCCTGGGCAAGCTCGCGGAGGCGGGCAGCCGATACACCATATTCCTGCTCCAACAGTTCTAGCGCATACTGTGCGCCTTTCTTCCCCGCCTCTCTCGCCCATTCGTCAACGTCTGGTAATTTTGCCATTGTCAGCCCTCCTTCTGGCCGCGCCACTGCGGTAAGCACAGCTTCGTCCCACCCCTTGCGTAGCACTGCCCATTTTTGCAGTATTGGCAAGTATCCAGATTGCCTCCGCCATATGCCATAATGGTTTCCAGATCGCTTATTGCCGCATCATGCTCTGCTTTCGCCTGCTCCAGATCTGCCCGCAGCTTCTCGTTTTCGACCCGGAGCGTAGAGAGGGCGGTGGCGGCTTCGTCAAATAACCCACTATGATAACCAAGAGAGCTTCCGTTGCTCAATCCTCTTGCGCTCAACTGCTCGATCAGATTCTCAATGTCCATCAGTCTCCCTCCCATACTCCGTCGGGCCGCATCTGCGCCAAGGCAACCAGCTGGCGCAATGGCTTGATTGCGTTTTCTCTGGTTGGCAACCAGTAGCCGGTTGCCCCCTGTTCCTCGCACTTCCGACGCTCTTTTTCACTGATGTCCGCAGCCATGCTCTCCAGCTTTGAAATGGCCTTTTTTAAGACCAGGATGCTCTCCGCTCCCGTCATGCCGTAGATGGTTCGGATGCCCTTGCTGGTTTTTCTCGTTCGGGCAAATACACCAGGGCGGTAGTACCAGTCAGCATAGTTGTATGTAATGTTTAGCCATGCCTCGGTAGTCCCACCCATAGCATAGGTCCCGCCCCTCATGTGGTGGGCCGCTTCCAGTTCCAGCGGCTCGTGTGTCGCTGGGTCTGCCAAATAGATGTCGTAGCTCATGTGTCCTCCTCTCCCTCCGGCGAAGAAATATCAAGTAAGTGCCCGTTCTGGGCATCAAATTCCTCGCACCACCGTTTGTATTTCGCCTTGATTGTCACAATATCCGACCGGGATAAATCTACGAGACAGGCTAAAACGAAATGCTCTATTCTCGTTTGATGGTAGGTTATTCTACGTAGGCGGTCGATGATTACATCAAGGGTTATATCAATAGCTTCCGCAATCCTCTTGTCGGTCTTCGCAAAGACTTCTCCTTGAACTTTCGCAAGTTCTTGCAGCAGAATCTCGATGTCCCGGAAGGTTACCGGAGTGTTTCTTTCTTGTTCTGTCATGTTTCCTCTCCCTCCGGCTAAAACCACCGGTAGTTTAGTTCCTCATCTAGCATAGACCACAAAAATCGCTCTTCTGGGCGAATGAGGCCTTCATCTTCTAGTTTAAAACGCCGATCATAGTCGTGGACTGTGTGACCATCCGCCTTGAAGGTAACAGGGCTGTCCTTGTCCCATTTCAGCATGAGTGACCATAATTCCGGATAGTCTTTTCGCAGGAGCCGGAGCTGTCCCACGCTTTGGTTGTGGCAAAACCAGCAGCCACCACGCGTTGCTGTGGTGTAGATAGGGTTAAAAAGGTCGTTTTCTTCGCACCACTGTCTGCAGTATGCTTCGTCCCAGCCAGCCTCGACGAGAGGGGATTTCTTTGTTTCGGTCAGATTATGAAACCGGTTCGGTTCGTCTGCAGCGATTCCGATATAAACAACTGCATTTTCCCTTTCCATTTTTTTCAATGCGGGCATTTTTACATCGCTGTTGCAATATGGCCCATTCGGTATCGGCCATCCATAAATTTCTCCTGGTCGTTTTTTACCTCCAAGGACCCTGTAAAACGCTTGCTCGTATGTCAATGGCCCTCTAACATGCTCGACCTCAATCCCCCACCGCTCCTTGATTATCCAGTCGGCTCTGGCCTTGAACTCCACCATGGGCGGCAGGTCAGCCGGGATGGTATCTGTGGCCCAAACTTCTGCTGTAACAACTCTATCAATAGGCCAGCCAAGAAGTTCGCAAGCTCCAAAACAAGCCATAGAATCCTTCCCGTAACTTAATGATAAAATGTGCTCAGCCACGGTTTGCATCACCTTCCTCTCCCTCCGGCGGGCGGCTGTCAGGCGATGCAGGAAAAGGCATCCACCACAGAACATCCATTTGCGTGTCCTGCCCGTTTAACACGGCATACCACACCTTAGACATGCTGGAATAGTACCCGGTTGCCGTCCAGCACTCGCCGTTGTCTCGAACTACCACAAGCACATCGTCCATATTGGGCGGCAGCCTATCCTCCACCGATATCCACTCGTTCGGCGGGGTGAGGGTGGGAATACTGTCAATATCGTTCTTAAAATCTGCATAAGCCGCTGCCCACGATACAGGAGCTACTCCGGTATTCCACATATTCTGTATTCCCCTGTTGCACAACTCTTGCAGAGCATTTGCGTCAATCGGCCGTATTTCCATTTTTCTTCCTCCCAAATTTACAAAAAAATTCTGAATCGTCAGGACATGTATGCTTCCACTTATCGCACCAATTTACACATCCATCTTCAAGGTATACGCAATCCTGGCAATACACTATTTCTGGTTGGTCGAAAACAGGCAACGCTTCCAGCGCGTCGATGATTTCTTCCAAAGAATCGTACTTTTCGCGGTCAGAACCATAGACATAATTCCTTCCATATCGGCCAACAGGGCAAAGCTCTTTTTGTTTTTCCTCAATGATTTCGATTGCCTTGTCAGCATCAATCATCCGCATCTTTCAGTTCCTCCTGTTCCTTCTTCCACTTCTCAAACTCTTTTCGATGTTGGAGGTAGTCAATGATATTATTTTCAGCCAGAAATACTATTCTCCACTTTTTGCTGGCATTCATCCAGGCGTTACCAGCCAGCCAAACAAGGAGGGCAAGTCCACACGACGCTCCCAATGAGCAAGCAATGAAACCTACCCACCAAAAAATTTGGTCAATCATACAGCGCCTCCTTTGGAATAAAATAACTGCAATAATCACTTGGTGGCGTGTATCTTTTATATCCGTTTTCAGGATCGCTCCATTCACTGCAATAACAGACATAGTTATTCAAGCTTTTTCTTCCTGCTGAGAATTCTTCATCCCAGTTGTCGCAATCTTTGCAGTGACCGATTGTAGGCGGGGTGAGAGTGGGCATACTTTCGATTATTCTGCGAACCTCTCCAATGGTAACCTTTCTATTCCCATGAAATGGTTCTCCCGCAAAATTGCAGGTCAACTCTTTCCGGAGGGCGTCTCCATCAATCGGTCGTACTGCCATCTTTCTGCGCCTCCTTCTTCTTTCCCCACCTGGCCTCTACTCCCATCCTGCTCAGTCCGATTCTTTTTGCTCTCTCGCTCGATGCCTTGGAAATCCTACGCTTCCGGCACTCCGGACAAAAGAACGAATAGGGTCCGGCCTCAAATACCCGACCGCAATCCTCACAGATCTCTTTGGCCATCTTTCTGCACCTCCTCCAAGAATGTAACATCGGTCTGAAACTTATCGCACAGTCCGCCTTGATACGCTGCGCACTTCTCGCCGATGCACTCGGCAAACCATGTTCGCGTCCACGATTGACCGGTTATGGTCATAGACGGGTTTGTTTCCGATTGCACCAGTAACGGGCATCCTTTACGATTCATCTGTCATGCAGAGCCCCCTCTTACCGCTTGTATGTATAGCATCTGCCGTTAGTCCCCATGAGGGTAATGGTTGTTGGCATTCCGCTTTCGTCCTGTGTGATTGGAAGGTATCTGGATTTTATGATCACAATATCTGTAACGTGCCCACGTTCGCATTTCTCGCAAAGTTTTTTGTCGCTGAACTGGGTTCCGCAAATTTCACACTGGTACAGGTCAATCTTCTTCATTCAGCGCCTCCAATCTCCGCATGGTGATCTCCACGGCCTCGTCCGTAAGAGGAGAGCCGCAAGACTTGCAAAATTCATCTTCTCCTGTTTTGCTTACAGTCGAGCATTTGTTGCAGACATAGTAATCAGCGTGTTTGCATTTAACCCACTGACCCCTCCACGCCTTTTCCACCTGCTCTCGGTTAATCATTGAGCAACGCCTCCATTCTTTTTAGCGTGATGTCCACAGCCTCGTCCGTCATGGGAGACATACAGTACGGGCAAAATCTGTATTTCTCCTTGTCGTAGGAATGGATTTCGAACGATTCTCCACATCCTGAACAGTAGTAATACGGGAATTTATCGGTTTGAACTTCCCACCGCCTTTTCTTCCGTTCTATCTGATCCCGGCTGACGGGGCGGAGGGCGGATATTGCCATCTTAGCGGCTTCAACCTCTGTTGGCTTATATGTCCAGTATTCGATGATGTTTTTCAGTGACTTAATCGCTTCTTCCCTCGTCATGTTCATTGGTTGTCCTCCTTTGCCTTTCCAAGCAGGCCATCAATTTTCCGTTTCGCCCATCCGGTTTCCTGGCCCATTTTGTTCAGGGCCTCATGGTAGACACGGACCTTGTTTTCGAGCCGCTTGATCTCCGTTTTCAGCTCCGTGATTTGGTCTATATATCCATTCCGGCACCTTGTGCACTGCCGTTTTTGGGCTGGGGTGAGTTCGTCATACAGCATTTTGACACTCTTCCCCCTTCCCGTATTCACAGCTGTCATTTGCCATAGTCACATCGTCTAACTTGGGCGACGCACAGCACGCGCAACGATGGATCTCCACCCCCGTCTCCGGGTCGATGTCCGGCTCCCAGTGTACGCAGTATTTACAGATCATCGTCTACCTCCAATTCGTCCAGTTTTCCGGACAGCACCAGGGCAACTGCCTCGCAGAGAATGCCCATTTTGATGCGAGGCAGCTCGTTCCAGTCAATGTCCTTACCGCGTTTTCTTTGCCCCGCTGTTTTCTGGGTTATGGCTTTAACCCATTGGTAGACAAACTCTTTCAGCAGTGGAATATTGGCGCTTGTCCCTCCCTGTTGGAGTGCAGCCCACATCGAAAAATCTTCTATAGGGGTTGGGTCAAATCTACCTGTTTTGGGGTCATATAGATCCATCGGCTTCCTCCAGTTCTGCGACAAGCGCTCGAAGGTGCTCTCGCACCACTTGTAGATTTAGAATCACGCCTATCAAGTGCTTAATGTACCCATCGACATCTGGAAAGGCCGACCTGGGGGCCAGGCTGTCATCCACCACAACCTGCGCCCTCAACGCCTCCGCCGCCATCCGGTACATCTCCCGAGCGGCTGGGCCTGGCGGGTGTATGGTCTCAAACCATGTTGCGGCTTGTTCTCTGGTGATGCTCATTCCGCTGCCCCTTTCGTTGCGATCTCCCCGCCACAGGCGGCGTAACCGGCGATATCTACCCAGTTGTCCTGGGAAGAGGATCCTCCAGCAATTCGTCCCACTTTGAGCAGAACCATCATGGCGGCCACATCGTCAGGGACAAGGTCTACCAAAACACCAGGGCCAACGCAACGAGCCTGTATGTATTGCCTCCACAACTCAGCGATGGTGCTAAAATTGTCCTCTGGGCTGCCATAGTCCTGCTCTCTCTGTCCGCAAACACACGCCTCTGCGGCGTCCAGTATTCCCTTTCTAGTCATTTCTTCCCCTCCATCTCTCTGTACATCCGGCTAGACACAATCTCCCTGCTTCCCTGGTATTTGCCGCGGTATGTGTCAGTGATTTCCCCGCACACCGGATGATAGGACAGCTGCCCAATCTCCATGTTGGGGTAGATACGAACCGTCTCCACTGGCACAATCTCCAGCGTCCAGTAGCCACGGAATCCCACATCACCATACCCGGCAGTTACGTGGATGAACATCCCCAGGCGACCGACGGAGGACCGGCCCTCCAGTTTAGGGACCAGGCCGTAGGTCTCGGTCCACTCGTTGGTGCGACCGAGGTAGAGCTTCCCAGGGGTTAACACAAGCCCCTCATCGGGGATGGTGATGGTCCGTGTCCGGTTGTCCTGCCGGGGATCCAAGCAGGCCTCGGTATAGACCATCAACTCCGGGGCCAGACTCACGTTGTAGCTGTTGGGGTTGAGCCGGGAGGGGTCCCAGGGCTCAATTACGATCTGCCCAGCCTCATGCTGGAGTTTGATTTCATTACCGCTTAAAATCATTCGATATCTCCTTTAGCTTCAGGTCCAATTCGCACACTTTAAGTGCCGTCCTCGTTACCTCTCCGTTTTCACTGTATAGGCTTTTCCCTCTACCGTTTTTCATCTTTCCAAGAATCGCATTTGATACACACGCCAGATTGTCTGTACTGTAATCGCGCCTATTTCCATTTAGGAATATCACGCAATGCCCCTTCGGAACAGGCCCATGAATCCTTTCCCAGACAACAACCTGTTTTCGTTTCCATGCCTTATAAAACGATCCATGCTCAGCCACTTTTACATATTCGTACAGTCCCATAACGGTTTCATCTCCGACCTTGCTATGCCCTGCACGGTTCTGAAGCGCTCTCGTCCTCGCAGAACCATCCTTCTTTACCCCCAGCTTTTTAGCCATCGTTCTAACGCTCTGCTTTGGATGACCCCTGTGAAATGCAGTCTCAAGGGCTTGCCACAATTCATCCGTTGTTAGATGGTCTCCGTTCGCTCGGATAAAGTCTCGCTCTTGGTCAGTGTATTTAACCGGCATCCACATCACCGTGACAAATCATTTTCTCAATGTTGGACCCCCTAAGTTTTCCTTCGTACACCAGCTTTTCTGCTCTCAGGACGATGTCCGCATTATTGATCATCTGTTTGGCCAGAGAGGAAATTGTCTGCGAAATTTCCGTTTCCTTTTGACGTTCCTCCAGCGTGAGGTCATTATTGGTGGCGATCTCAATCCGTCTCCCAAGGATATTTTGCAATTCGATTAATGTCATTTTGTACCTCCTATCTTCATCTGCTCCGGGGTATCTGTCTCCCGGATTTCCACGTATTGCACATGACCGTACTTCTCTAGGTCCATGGCGATCCCTTCCCGGCTCCCCTGCGGGTTGGCCGCAGAGGACGGGATGGGTCGGAGTTTCGCGATTATCTCCCACATAGGCACCTCACAATTCCAGCAGGCGGCACAGTGCTGCCTCTACAGCCGCCATCTCGGCATAAGGCAACGACCCGAGGCCATGCCGCAGAATGTGCTCCGGCGCATTGCGCATCCTGTCTAAGCAGACGTGGTGCACATGCCCACGAAACTGCACATCCGGGCGAGTAATGCTCCCGTCAAACAATTTCGCCCGCCCCTGAACGATAGGGGCTACCACGATGTGGCCGGTCTCCCGGTTGGCCTGTTCCCCGGAGAGAACCAGGACGGTCATGCCGTTGCCGGGGGCGCCGTGCTGGCGAAGTTTGTAGACGTTTCCTTTTCGAATCATTCGACGCTCCTTTCTTCCGGCAGGGCAAACTGTTCTGCGAGCCCCCGGGAAAGGGCTTTCACATCCTCTGGGAGGGCTTCAAAGTCCCTGGCCTGCTGTGCCCTGGCGCGGTAGCTGCGCTGCACGTTAGAGGCTACCACACTTTGCACTGTGGCCTCGTCCATCATAGCCCACTCCCGGAGCTGCCGGGGGTCGTGGACTACGGACTGGAGCACGGGCGGCAGCTTTGCGAACTCCTCCTCGGAGCCGTACAGGCTGTTTCGGAGTGCCTTGGAGATATGCGCCCATGCTTCCTGCTCGGTCATCTCTCGTGGCCTGGTGAGGCGTCGGACGTGTTCCTTTACCTCCCCGATGGTGGGCGGGTAGCCGGTAGTTTTTGTGGCGATTAGGGCCTTCACGGCCCCGGCCACTACGTTGGCGGCATCGTCCCGGAACATGTCGTTCCAAAGACTGACAATGCCCTCCAGATCCTTCCGCTCCATGCCCTTGTAGAAGCTGGGGAAGGCGGCCCGGAGAATAGCCAGGATGGAAACGGTTTCTTGTCTGGTCATAAGCCTGCCTCCTCCAGCATGTCTAGGAATGGGTTGGAACTCTCTCCCTTCGGAAGCTCGTCCTCCCACCGGCCCTGGTTGAGCCAGGTTGCGGGGTTGGGAATGAACTGCCCGTTGTTCTCCCGCCACTGCCTGCTTTGCTTCTGCGCCTCGACGGCCTGGAGAATCGCTTGCGTCAGCTCCTCACTGGGGTGGAGCCTACTCCACGATTTCTTGGCGGCCTGTTTTCCGACCTTCCGGGGATAGGCGGCCCAAAACCGGGAAAACCGGTCTTCGTCCGCGCGTGAGACATCCCGGGGAGATGGGGAAAGAGAGGGAGAAGAGGGGGGATTATAGGGGGGAGTAGAGAGAGGGGGTTCGGGGGGGAGAGAAGAGGGGGGAAGAAAGGGGGCCGAAGAGGGAGAGGAAGGGGAATGGGGGTGTCCATTTTGGACAGTATTTTGGACAACATTTTGGACGGCATTTTGGACATGCCCCCTGTAGTAGCGTTTGCTGTACTCGCTCTTCTGCTTCCTGCGGGCGGCTCTGCGCCGGATGGCTTCCAGCGTTTCTTTCTCCATCTTCCCCCAGCTGCTTCCCGCCCCAGCCCCGGTGAGCAGGGCCAGGAATACCTGGTCCCGCTGCTCCGGGGTGAGGGGGAGGAGGAGGGACCTGTCCTCCTCGGTGAGGGAAAGGACGATCATGTCACCATATCCGCCCTTCCTTTGTGACGAACGACTTCAATTCATCTGGGGAGTAATACACCCTGGCACCGATGCTGACAGCACGAATCTTGCCACTGTTCCGCAGCATATCCAGGGTGTCCACGCTGATGTTGAGAGCCTCTGCGGCCTCCTTGCGGGTGAGAAGCAGTTTTTCCATAGCAGTTCCCTTTCTCAATTCCATCAAAACGGGAGATCATCGTCCTGCTCGTTGGACAGGTCGGTGAATCCAGAGGCGTTTTCTCCGCCGTAGGCTCGTGCGCCGTTTTTGAGGGTTTTCAACTCAGGGATCTTAAAATCCCCGTTGCGGATAGAATCCACGCTTCGGGTCTGGCGGACGGTGGGACGAATCTTGACGGTACCATCCTTGGCGATGTACTCTTCCTCGCCGATGACTACGCCGATATATTTCCGGCGCAAGTCCAGGAGGTTATCCTCCCGGAAGATATAGCCGGGGTTGGATTTTTCCAAAGCAGTTTTGAAGGCCTTGAAAAATCCAAGAGCGGACTCTTTGTAGCTGCGGGGGAACCGCATGGGCCAGTATCCTCGGTCCTTGTGCGTCTGGGTGTTACGGCCTCGATAGGGCTGCTCGACAAAGTCCCAACAAACCATGAGAAACTCGTCTAACTCATGGTCCTCCACCTCTGTGATGGCGGCCACATAACCGCCGGGGGCGACGGGGGTGAAGTCCCCCATTTCCTGGACGTTGTTCCAATCAATTTTCCTCATGCTTGTCTTCCTCCTTGTCATCTGAATAGAAAGTTAAAGGGCATCTGCTGCCGATATATTTGTCGGGGTACTCGCAGATCTCCCCGTTTAGGCCGCATTTTTTGTAACTGCGGCGGTAGTACTTGCACTGGTGGCAATTAACCTCTGCGTGGTCTCTAAAATCCACGGGGAAGGTAACCTCCACCAGGGCATGGGCACGAATGTATTCCTTCACGCCCCGAGAAAATTCAGGCATCCGGAGCACCTCCCTTTAACGGAGATAGTCCCCAGTAGGCCCGTATGATCCCATCAACGGCCTTTAGGTCATTGTCAATCCGGGCTTCCGCGAACATTTCTATAGGCGCTTTGACCGGGGTTAAGCCGTCCGATTCCGTCACGAAACAGAATCCAGCCTCTCCTTTCTCGCACAGAAGGACGATCGGAAACATGCCTTCAACGCACAGCTTCTCATCGAGCATTTTACCGATGGTTTTGGCTTTCATCCGACCGGCATCGTTCACGTCCGGGTGCATCATAAAGTAAGTGATTGTGTCCTTGCTGGCGAAATTGGCGGCTTCGAGTATTGCCTCGAAATTGGACGCCATATCCACAAACTTCGTGTATCCCGTCTCTTTCGCCCGTGCAAAATTCTCGAAAGCCATGAGATAGTTTGCGTCGTCAATCACATAGGCATTAAGACGGTTTGCCTTGATCGTCTTGACGATCAGACCGTAATTAGGCCGATCCACCACATCGAGGTGCTTACGGAACGGTAAAGGTTTACTGGCTACGTTAAACACTCCGACCTCTCCAGGATCGAAGTTTCGGAGAGATGTTGATTTCCCAGATCCGGAATATCCAAGGATAAGGACGGATACACCCATTACTGCGCACCTCCCCCGGAGAGGATCCAGTCCTCGAAGAGTTCCTGCCGTTCGGTCAGATAGCCAGACAGGACGCATGGGTTGGCTACGGTGAGGTAATCCAGAAAATCTTGCAAGGCCTCGTCCTTGATCCACTTCTGAACCATCTGTGCAGTAACGTCCATCTGCACTTTACGGGGAAATGGGTTGTATTCCATTAAAATCCTCCTTCTTATTTGTCCCTGCTTATTTTTGAGGACGGCCTCCTCTCCTATTTGGAGGGAGATTATTTTTTTGGCGCCATCGTAGGACCATTCCGCGACTAACATCACACGCCTGTGCAATAACAGGATCGCTATGTCCACTGTCATACAGCTTTTTCATGGTGTCCTCTGTGGCGCTGAGGGGCCAAACTTTCTTCCTGGGCCCATCCATCTCTTTCTTTACCGTACATTCATCCCCGGGTTTACACGGCCGTTTCCTTTTTTCTATTGCCATATACTCACAGGAACCCTGAATGAAATATACACACGGTACAGGCAACCGACAGTTGCGAGTCATTCTTTTTTGCGTTCTAGCATATACATCATTCACGGCGTTCGCGCTTCCTTTCGCATCTTGGGCAAATGTATATCTTGTCGCCCGGATCAATCGCGGACACATTCCACCGCAAACCGCACACGCGGCAAATACGGTACTTCATCGCACCACCCGCAGGGGAATCCCAACTTTCTTAAGGGCCAGGTTGACACGGATAATTCGATCCGCCTTTCGACGATCCTCAGCCCGCTTACGCATGGCCGGAGCAATCGCCCGAATCATGGTGTCCTCAGCCAGAGCGGCTTTTCTCTCTAACAGTGCGTTCATTGTGTTTCCTCCTCTTTCTTTCCCTCCGCCCAGGCGATAAACCCAAGACGGGGGATTTTCATACGGTTTCCGATAAAAATGAACCGGAATGGGATGGATTCCGGGATTTGCCTCGCCTGAATCCGGATTTTCTGCGGATCGCACCCAAGCACCGGGGCGATATCGGCAGGCGTGAGCACGTCCTTCGTGCTCGTGATGATTTCCTGGTAGGTCATGGCGTACCTCCGTTTACGATGACGGTCGCTACTATGACGGCGACCCAAGCGAGGACTGCTACAAGGAATGGGTTCGTGGGTATCGCCTCCTTATTCTTGTTGCCTCCTAGATGTTCGTCGTGTATGATGGGCGTGAAGGGAGGCTGCAAGATGATTTCCGAACATAGCTACAACGAGCTCAAGAAGTATACCGAGCCGTACTCTCCCAAGAAGGACGAATACGAATCCTTCGTCTATTTGAAGCGGGACGGATACGTCAAAATCCATCACTTTGCAACGGTTGATCTCGGGCGGCTCGGGAGATCTCAAGCCCCAGACAGCTACATCATCACGCAGGCGGGGAGAGACGCCCTATCAGAGTTTGAGAAAGTACGAGATCAACAAACCAAGGACGAACGTCAACAACGCTTTCAAAACAAGGTTTCGGTATTGTCTGTGCTCGTACCGCTTGCAACGTTCTTCCTCGGCCTTGTCGTAGAACATTACGCCGGGATCATTGCGTGGTTTTCTGAACATGGGTAATTACTCCTCCCTCATAGGATGGATGGCTCTTGCAGGAATTACTTAAATACTTAACAGCAGTTTAATGAGCAAGATGCAGATTACGCCAAAAACCACTCCCTCAAGGTAGTGCCTCATCAGTTTCTCCCCTTTTTTTTGGTTGGTGCATACTAGCGGGAATGTCTCTGTCTTCGTAGACTTCTCGATCCCGTTGCCTCTCATCCTGTTCCTGTGGTAAAATGCAAGCGGAGAAGGAAGGAGGAAGACAGGATGATCGAAACAGAAGAAGAGTTCCTGCAAGCTATGCGAGATATGATTCGAAAAGTGCAAGACGGATATGATCTCCCATTTTCTGCGAGCACAGAGGAAGCGGAAGTTCTTGCCGAATGCATCCGCCGTGGGTACCTGTACGGAACGATAACCATATCGTCCAAATCAGGGAAGGATAGGGAATTCAGAACCTTAGACGGTAAGATCCATCCAGTTTTGTATAACCGCGTCGTATCCCCGGATGGCCTGGCTTTCTTGGTCTCAGAGGAAAAAGAGATAGGCGGAAAACCAGACAAAACTCATTGTCCCGAACGCGAGAAAGGATCTCGCAAAAAGTTCTATCAGAGCGGAAATTTCTGGGCCGCTGCGGCGATTTTCGTCACAATTGCTATCTGGGCAATTGACCGCTTTATTCTCGCGGTCTAAAGCCTTTTTCGTAACTATGAACAGGGAAAGCAGCGCACAACCATAAGCCGCTAAAAAAAATACTTCATGTTGGTTATCACCCCTATTCTGCGTTTTCTTGCGGATACATAAGTATGCCCCTCTATTTACCTTCGTCCCTGCCTGTGATACAATGGCGCGGAAAGGAGGTGATTTTGTGGATCGTGAAAAGTTGGCTCATAACATCGCGACTGCCTTTGCCGCATCAGAAAACGCCAAGATGTCGTTCGAAGAGTCTCAGTCTAAAATCGAACAGTTTTTGGAAGACTACTGCGCAGCCTATGGCTTTGTAATGAGCCGTAACGAATCTTTCATTCAAGAGTTAATCCGGCGCGGAGAGTAGTCTCCATCCCACGGGACCTTGCGATTTCAAAGACACACTCCAAATCGCCAACGGTCAATCCTTCGTCCTTGCACTGTTGCAGCAGTGCGAGGGCGATTTTTTTGCAGGCCTTTCGCTTTGTGTCTCTGGCCCGTAGATTCTCGAGTAGGGTTTCATCGTTCACCTTTTTCACCTCTCTTCTGTGTTTTCTTGCGGGGACTTACACGAACGTAACTTTTAAAGTTACTCCCTGGCAAAAAAAATTGCAACGGGGTCGTCGATTTTGAGCAGCCGGATCATTGCTTCGATTTCGTCGCTCCCAAAAACTCCGCGGTTCATCTTTTCGTAGAACGTTTTCGGAGTAATTCCAAGTACTTCTGCCACTTTTGCTTGGGAGAGATTGTTCTTCGCGATAATCCCGCGGAGTTCATCCGTCTTTATCATCGGTATCACCTCCGTAACTTTTTAAGTTACTTACAGTATACCACGTTTCCGTAACTTGTCAAGTCATTTTTCGGTTGACTTGAGGAAAATTTGTGATATAATGAGGATACTACAGAAAGCGAGGTTATTCCAATGGAGAAGGGTGAAAGGATCAGATCAAGGCGAGAAGCATTGGGGATGACACAAACCGAGCTTGCGGATGCATTATCCACGACAAAACAAAACATCTACAAATACGAAAACGGGATAATCTCAAATATTCCTTCCGACAAGATTGAAGCAATGGCTGAAATCCTAAAGACAACACCAGCTTATCTTATGGGGTGGGAGGAAGAAACGGTACTACCACCCAATATAGAACCACTTGGATCCATGCAAAAAATCCCCCTTGTCGGTCAGATCGCCTGTGGAACTCCCATCTTAGCCGAACAAAATATAGAGGATTACGTTGACCTCCCGGGCCATATCAGGGCGGATTTCGCGTTGACCTGTAAAGGCGAGAGCATGATCGGAGCCGGAATTAGGACCGGAGACCTCGTATATATCCGAAAGCAGGAAGAAGTAGAAAACGGCCAAATCGCCGCCGTCATGGTAGGAGGTGACGAGGCAACACTAAAACGAGTCTATACCAAACCAGGGGTTGTCCAGCTGGTGGCGGAAAATCCAAATATAGCCCCAGCGGTTTTTATAGGCAAAGATGCTGAACAAATTCATATCATTGGACTGGCCGTAGCGTATACACATGTACTAGACTGATGGCCCAATCTTGTTCCACCGCCGCCGAGGGCGGCCAAAAATAAAAAACGGAGGAAAACAAAATGAAAAAGAGAGCGCTAATTATCCTACTCGGAGGAGCACTTGCTCTGTTCTTGTGTGCTTGTGGAGAAAGCGATACCACAAGCCAAGAACCCTCTTCCCCTCCCGACCTTACTGGAGTATGGACACAGGTGGGGGCAAGTGAAGGGGACAGCTACCAGCAAGCAATCATCTCAGGAGACACCATCACCATCAACTGGGTCGATCCGGAAAGCACGGCTCTTTACTGGGCTGGCACCTTCTCCGCGCCAACCACAACCGACGAACCATACACATGGACCTCTGAGAACGATACGTCAAAAACTGGCATGGCCCTTCTGGCAGCAACGAGCGAAACGAAAGATTTCACCTATGAGGACGGGAAGATAACCTACGAAGTTTCTGCCCTTGGGACCACCACCAATGTGACATTAGAGAGGACAGGAGACGCTCCGGCGGTTGTAGAGGAGACCGCACCGGATTATGAGGCAACGATTGACAGTGCGACTATAGAGACGGACCAGTATACCGGGGACGCTGTTTTAGTTGTAAACCTGACATTTACAAACAATAGCGGGAACACAGTTTCTCCCGATGGAGCTTTGATCGTCCAAGCTTTCCAGGATGGCGTTGAATTGGACTTGGCTCTGTTGGACTCTGATTCGTATGACATGGGGTCATCGTCCAGAGAAGTACAAACCGGAAATACATATAAGTTCCAAGAGGCCTTTACATTAACCAGTGAAACGTCTCCAATCGAGGTGAACGTAAGCGATATGATGGTGTTCAGCGGCGATCCCATTGCCACCAAAACATTCGACCCGGCCACTCTCGCATAAAAGCACATAAAACAACCGCCCCCGGTGTTGGCGCACCGAGGACGGCTATAGGGGCAGTAAACTTTGGACAGGGTACTGCCCTCTTATTTTAACCAAAGATAGGAGGAATTGCAAGTGAAATGCAAGAAATGCCATACTGGATTGCCGGAAAAGGCGAAATACTGCCCTCAGTGCGGGGCAAAGATCACATCTGGCCAGGCCACAAAATCCCGGGGGAACGGCACCGGCACAGTCTACCGCCGGGGAAAAACGTGGACAGCCGCCAAGACGCTCGGCTACTACGTTTCGGAGGACAAGCTGCACCGAGAGGTGCGCACAAAGGGTGGCTTCAAAACCAAGCGGGAGGCATTGGAGTATCTCTCCATCCTCGGACGAGATCCAGCAACGAAGGCCCGCACGTTCCGCCAGGTGTACGACCTGTGGTTTCCGACCCACCAAGCAAGTGCGTCCACGATGGGCTGCTACCAGGCGGCAATGAAATGGTTTAAGCCGGTTTGGGGGTATAAACTGGACTATATCACCATAGAGGACCTGCAAGACTGTATGGACGATTGCCCCAAAGGCAAGAGAACTCAGCAGAACATGAAAGCCGTTTGCGGGCTGATCTACAAATATGCCATCCCACGGGGCCTTGCACGGCTCAACCTGGGCGAGTACTTGCGTGTAGGGGGTACGGATACCGGCCCGAGGGAAGGCCTGCCAGAGAGCGCTGTAGAGGCCTTAGAGAAGGCGCAGGATACCGTGCCAGGGGCGGACTACGTTTTGTGTCAATGCTATCTTGGGTACCGCCCGTCCGAACTGCTCACCCTGGATGCCTCGCAATACGACCGCAAGGAAAAAGTGTTCCGGTGGGGAATGAAAACCTCCGCCGGGAAAAACAGGGTTGTAACCATCTCCCCAAAAATCCAGCCCATTATTGACCGCCTCACCGCCAACAAAATTGGAGGGCCGATTTTCTGCCGCCAGGATGGAAGTGAGATGCCTATCGCAGAATATCGCGAGTTGTTCTACTCCGTCCTGGATTCAATCGGCGTGGAAAATCCTGTGAACGAGTTTGGGTACCACCGCTATACCCCGCACTCTTGCCGCCATACATTTGCTACCCTGCTAAAACGAGTGAAGGGCGCAGACAAGGACAAACTGGAATTGATCGGACACACATCGGAGGGGATGCTGCGGCACTACCAAGACGTTGATTTGGAGGATCTCCGCAAAATAACCGACGCACTTTGAATTTGGCCTACTGCATACAAATTGCACACAATAGAGCCGCAAACCGTTGAGGCTCAATGGGTTTGGCATGTATGGGGTTCAAGAGGCCTTGAGTTCGAATCTCAACACTCGGACCAAAAGTTCCGAAAACTAGCCTAAACAGGTGGTTTTCGGAACTTTTTTGTTGCTCACTTTTTCAAATTGATTTTCGAAAAATTTGGCTATTGCATACCTATTGCATACACGGAAAAGAGGCCCGTTGGGGGCCTCTTTTTTTCACATCCCGTGCTTCACCCGGTCCTCCACCTCCGCCCGCTTGGCGTCGTTGAACCGGCCCAGGTCTCCCACCAGGTAGCCGGTGATCCGGCGGATACGTTGGAACGGCACCCGCTCAAAAATGGGAGTGATCCCATATTCATCGGGGTTCTCGGTGCGGCGGATGGACAGCTCCACCACTCTGCGCCCCTCTTCCTGTTCCATCATCTGGATGGCTGCCCGGACGATTTCCTCGGGAATGTTGTCGGGGTTGTGGATGATCATTTGAGCAACCCCAGTCTGCCGAGGATGGCCACAACCTCGTTGCGCTTCATGTGGCGCACGGGGGAGGAGCCATCGGAGACGCCGGCCTCCTGGGCCTTCTCCCACCATCCCTCCTTTTGGGACCAGTCATCATCCGGCAGGGTCGCTGCGTGAATCTCGGCTTTCTTGACCAGTTCGTAGGCCTGTTCGTTGGTCATCTCGGACAGCATCTTGTTGATATCCATATCGTCATCCTCTCCTTTTAGTTGGGCGTTCACACGCTCCGCAATTTCACCGTATTTCTCGAATAAGTAGTTCCCCGGACAACTCTTGCCTTTGTCCGTGGTGTACCGGTGGGGCACCATATTGCACACCGCCCAGTTTCCTGTGAAAGCCGGGCAATACTGCTTGCCTTCCTTCCAGATCAATTTCTTGATGCCGTTTCGCTGGCAGATGTCCACGCACAGGTCAATCAGGCTCTCATAGGCCTTGGCCGTGCATTCATAGGGTTCGTGATATGCCTGAATACTGGAGACCTCGATGGTCACAACCTCGTGGTCCACCTTATGGGAGCAGCACCAGGCCCGGTTCTCCTCGAGCACGTACTGTCCGATGCGGCCATCCGGCCCGATGCCGTAATGGCTAGAGGCTTCGGAGGTTTGGAACACCTGCCCGCATCCCTCCACGCTGCCAGGACCGGCCATAGTGTGGATGGAGATGCCCTTGATTGTCCCCTGTCTAGGCTTGGTGCAGTGAGGGGACAATTTCGTGTATACAACTAGCTTACTATTACTCACCAGCGCTCACCTCCTGTTTTACTTCCGGCAATCCTGCCACGGATGTTAACAGAGACAGCACGCCAGCCAGCACAGCGGTAGAAACCACAGTAATCCAGTTGACATCCGACAGTACCGCAGACGCCCCGATTGCCGCCACCGCAGCCTGTGCGCAGGTTTTGATGGCTCGCACGCCAGCCGCGCGCCACCATGTTTTCCATTTTTCACTCATTTCTTCACTTCCTCTCCGTGCATTGGGAGCCGGTCTATCTCCTCCATAACGGTTTTGAGATGCCCGTTCCCTCCCAAATTTTTATATGCCTGATACATCTCGACCAGGTTCTCTTTTTCGTCCAGAGTGATGTGCCCTCGGATGATGTAGCGCTCGCCGAGATCCCGGACCCGGTCAATCATAAGGACCTTTTGCGCCTCTAGGAGTGCATCTAATTTTGTGCTTGTCCCCTTCTTTGCGGCCCACCTATGGTTCAGGATTGCCACGATGATGGCGGATAGGCCACTAGATCCCACCACCACAGAAATAAGTGTGAGTAAGATTTCCACGCTTCATCACTCTTCTATTATCGTCACGTCCCCATGGGGGATAAACAAAACGATTCCGAGTCTTCCACTTCCACCTTTATATACTACTGTACGGTTCCCAGAAAAGGATGTCGTCCTCCCAATACCTCTAGCTGCAATCATAATATCTTTTTTGGCGAAAAATGTTTCTCCATAGCCAAATATGTTCCCCTCGTTATCGTAGACATGGGCTGTTGCATTTACAGTAATAGTTACTGTTTCCCCACTCCCCGCAACACTAGGATTCTGAATCATACCGCACCTCCTATCAGCTCAACGGTTGTATAACAACATACACAGTCAGATTGCTTGTAGGTACAGTCTGGCAGGTAAATGTCAGGCTGTTTGTCCCCTGGTTGGTACACATAATCCCGGCCTCATAATACGCAGACTGGGAGGCAATGGCAGGAGTTGGCGTAATGAGTTGTGCGGTCTCAGATGCAACCACGCCAGGAACCGTGACGGTCTGGGTGTTAGAGGACCAGCCGGAGGTAGTGAGGGTGATGGCGACGGAGGTGGGAGCCTTGGAGTCGACGTAGGCTTTGTTGGCAGCGTCATAATCAAATTCAGGTGATCTGACGCCTCTAATATTAACATTACCCGTAGTGTTGTCATGTAGCGTGATGTACCCACTTGAGCTAGCATACATTCCCACGTTTGGAACATTATTTCTCCCGCCTAGATAGAGTGAGCCATTATCCCCCGGAATCTGAAAAATTGCATCATCATTTAGTTCTCCCCCCGTCAACTGCAAATACCTTTCATCCGCTTCGGATTGAGTGAGGCCGCTTTCAGGTGCATCCACCCACGCAGCTCCAGATGATGTCTTCTCCAGGATCTGCCCCTCAGTACCCCCTTCAGGTAACCCGCTGGGGGCGTCGGACCATTCTTCTCCTGTGGAGGTTTTGGTGAGGACTTGGCCGGTGGTGCCGCCGGAGGGGTTAGGGATGGCTCCGACATCCTCCGCATCCAGCGTAACATCGGCGCTGAGTGCATGTCCGTTAACGGTTCGGCTGGTAGGAACATAGTCCATCGGGGGTAACTGCTCATTCGGGACCTTTCCGGAGTTATCCAGGGACGCAACGCCATTCGCCTGTCCTTTTTGCCCCATCGGGATATAGTTGCCGACCAGAGAGACGGTTATGGTATCGTCCACATACTCTTTGGACGCCGCGTCTGTGTTGTCGGTGGGCTCCGCGAGGTTGGTTATCTTGTGTCCGCCCATCTGGAGGTCACCAGTCATAGGTACCGACCCATCCGCCATGAAATCGCCAGACCCAGCACCGTTAGACCCATTGTAAACCTGAAATGTACCGCCGGTTTCCCCGTCAGTGAGGTATACGGTATAGGTATCCGTGGTTCCAGGCGCGCCGGTGCCGGACGTGCGTTCGATACGGTCCACACTCGCGCCAGTGGGGCCAACCTCACCCTGGATACCCTGGGGGCCGATGACAGACCCAGCGTTGATGGGACTGCCGGAGGACAGGGTAATCACCAGGTCGCCGTCCTCGTTGACGGTTGCGTTGGTAATGCTCACGCCCTGGGGACCAGTTGCGCCAGTTTCTCCGGTGTCGCCCTTGTCGCCTTGGATCCCCTGGGGAACCCCAATCACAAACAGCAGGTTCCCCTCGGGAGAGGTGGTTTTGGTCACGGTAACGGAGGATCCCGCTGGGAGCGTCTCCCCTTCCATGTCCATATTTTCGATGTAGGTCTTTGCCTGTTCCGCCTCTGCGGCCGCGCTCTCGGCATCTGAGGCGGAATTCGCAGCGGAGGACGCGGATGTCTCCGCCTCATTGCGGGCGGTCTCGGCATCTGCCTTTGCGTCGCCAGCCTGGTTCGCTGCGGTTTGGGCGGCTGTTACCTGAGACGCAACTGCATTTTGGGCGTACCCCTTGATAAGCTCCCCTTTGATGCTGGATGTGGTTGCATTTTGGGAGACAACGAGCAGATCATCGTCCCCCATGGCGGAGGCTACCGGCAAGTCGGTAATCGCCTTTGGTACATTAGCCATCCTCTTTCACCTCCGCTGCGTCCTTTCCAGCCTCAGCATAGGCCATCCGGAGCAATTCCCTGGCCCGCGCCATGATCTCCACCTGTTCCCCAGATACGGGGATGGCGGAGATGTATTTAAACGCCTGGTCTAAATATTCCTGCACCTTCGTCATGTCAAGAAATCACTCCTTTGTCCTTTAGGGCTTCCTTTATTTTCTGTACCTGGTAGATCAGCAAAGGGATGAATTCCCCGTAGCGGATCGCGTAGCGATAGCTACCCTCTTTGGTTTCTTCATCAATTCCCCAGGATTTTATGAACGCCGCGAAGTCCTTCGTTGGGATGTTCAGCTCCGACAGAGTTTCCTCGAGGTCCTGCGCGATAATCCCCATGTGGGTACGGTCGCTTTGCCCGTCGATGAATTTGAACGACACCGGGCGCAGCGCGTCGAACACAGGCAGGAACCGATCCAGCCCGTATTCCACGTTTTTTTTGAAATTTGCGTCAGATGTGTTTATAGTGGCGTTTTGGGAGTACACATCACCCCACCGAACTGTGCTGCGCCCGAGTGTTACGGACCCATCGGAACTGGGCGTCGGGGAGTTACTGAACGAAAAACGGCCAGTGGACGTTGTGCCAAACGAGCAGTTTGTGGTATCCACCCACCAGTTACCGGCAGATGTCATGCGCATACCGCCACGGTTTGTAACGAATTCCAGGCCGACGCCAGTGGTCGTGGATGTGATTTCGATGGAGCCGACCGTGCTCCCTCCCGACGCCAACAGTTCCACCGTACCGCCGCGCAGTATGGATGCCTCCACAGTGCCGGTTTGGATTTTTGAGCCGTCAATGTATGTGGTGCCCCGGTAGCTCCACGCCTCTACTTTATCCTCTGCGTTGTTGGCAGTGTTGTTGGCCGCGTTAGCCAAGCTGTACGCACTGTTTGCCGTGCTCTGCGCGTCGTTGATATCCCCCTGGACGGAGCTGGACAAATCGGAGAACGTAATGGCCCCCGTGAGATTCAGGCGGTCCGCGTCAATCTGGCCAGTTTTGATACAGGCCCCATTGATGGTAGTTGTACCAGAGGACAAACCGGTAAACGTAACGAGGCCATCCATTTGAATGGTTTCGCTGGAAATCGTGGTCTCGCCGGCTTTCAACTCAATGGTGGACGATGTTGACCCGTTGGACACCGAAAGTGTGATGGAATCCAATTTCACGGAAATGCTGGATATCTGTCCCTCCAAATCCTCTGCGATACCCTCCACTTGTAGGAGGATTTCACTGGCGGACTTGGATATCATGGACCGCGTTCTGGCCAGCTCCCGGTCGTACTGCCGGCGCTCCAGCGATTCATAGGGATATTCGTCATCCACCTCGTCCAGGTCAGGCGCAGATATCTCGGAATTATATAGGCGGGAAAACGACATGTTGTCATTGGCGATAACGGAATAGATCCCGCCAACAACAACGCCGTCCCCAATCTCCGCCGCCGGGTCCATCAGGGCCTCCCCTGCGGTGTATGGCTGGTACTCCACATTCTGCACAGCGGCGAGGATGGAGTTCGCCATCGCCTGAGATGCCCAGGCGCAGGTGACCTCCAGCGTTCGCCCCGTGTCATTTCCTGCGGTGTAATAGGTCTCGCTGTCTACGCTGAGATTCACGCGAGAGATGTTGGACGGGATGTCCCCGATATCCAGGCTTCCCGCTCGGGATCCCAGGAAAATAGAATCAGACAAGGATCAACACCTCCCCCGCAAACTGGATGGGCTGGCCGTACTCCGTCACCAGGTAACCCGCTTGCTCTGGGATATCCCCAAAGCGGATCAATCGCAGCTTCCCTTCGTCGGTGATGATCCAGTTTCCCGCATCGGAAACGGCAATGAAGGACAACGCCTCCCGCATGGTGAGGTCGCCTTCTTCGTCCACGGGGTACTCAACGGGGAAATCGTCGGAGAGAACCGTGCGTGGATCCACCGAAACGCCCATGCGTTGGGCAATGTCCGCCACAGCGGTTTCCTGGGGCATGGGCCAGTTATCGTATACATAGTCCTCGTTGAGCCAGACGTTTTCTGCTTTGAGCATGGCATCGTAGCCGGTTACCGTGAGGATGCCGGATACCTTATCCAGTTCCCGTGTGGAGAAGAAGAACACGCCCTTTGGTATCCATTCGCTGGCCTGCTCCCCGACGCACACCCGGACAAACACATTGATTTGTGCCTGCCTCGGGATGGTCCCGATTGGAATGATCTCCATGTCGATCTGCCTGGCATTTACGTTCCCGATCCCTGGGGAGTCGAACAGCCCGCCAGAGATGGACAGGGAAACAATATTCCCCTGGGTATACTCCTGCCCCGCAATGTCCAATTTCAGCTCTGTCCAGTGGCCCGGATCAGAAAAAATCTGGTTGTAGAGGTCGCTGGTCGTGTGCATGGTATCACCTCTCCACCAGAGTCATAGAGCCGCCCTCCACCCAGGTGATCCCAGATTCCACCTTCTCCTGGGTCATCTCGGGGCCCTCCACCCAGAACACTTTGGTTTTTTCCGTTCCGTCCAGGTCCAGGTAGGTCACCGTAGACGGCTGGGTAATGAGGTCGGCGATAGCATAGGCGTTTTCCGCTCGCATCCGGGCGAACTCCACGTCGAGCTGCACTTTTCGGATGTTACTACGGTGCTCGATGCCATCCATGGTGACCACGCTGCTCTCCTGCCGGTAGATGGGAGATTGCGCGATTCCGCTCTCCGCCAGATAGCCGGAGATGTCGGTGCCGTTAAGCACAAGTTTCGCTTTCATGCACGCACCCCCTTAGATCAGAGACGATTTCGCGGTCCGGCGGGCGTTTCCGTTCAGTGCCGCTCGCAGGTCGTTGAATGTAGCTCGGTAGAGTTCCTTGCCGTTGATGACCAGCGGGATCTCCACTTGGTAAACCTCGCGGGCTGTGGCCCCTCTTGGCACCGCCGCTGTCGCTGCTTGAAGCAGGGCGGATGGGGTGTTGGGGGAGGGGCGAGTGACGAGGGATGCACCATACTCAAACTTAGATTGAATGTTCCGAATGGTGGCGGCGTCTGCGACAGAATTGGCCATACCTCTGGCTGACTTCACGGCGTCCTCCGCCGTGGAATCAACGCCCGCCACAATGCCTTCTGTGATGGGTTTGCCAACCTTATCGCGAAACACCTTAGACGGAGAGTTTATCCTAAGCTCACTTCTCGCTGCCGCAAGTGCGTTGCGTGCCATTTGACGAAGTTTCGAGTTCAACGCATTCACATTGATTGCTCCAGCGATTGCGTCGTTAATGGCGTAACCTATAACAGTGAAATCTCGAACCATTTGATATCCGATGCTTCTTGCGGTGTTTATCATGGAAACCATTTGGTCGGTAACGGTTCCTACGGCAGAGCTAATGCCGCTCGCTACTTCTCCGTCCGCATCTGTACCAAGTGCCGGGAAATCCCCGCCAGCAACGGCAGAATCGCCAGCGGATTTCGTTCCAGCAATTAGCTCACTCATAGAGGAGTAAACCGTTGGTGCACTACTATCGAGTCCTGACGCAGTGTTTTGTCCCATCGTCGTCCCCGTGGCAGGGAAATTAGACGATTGCACGGTTGCGTCCGCTGTCGTTTTTGCTCCTGTCACTACGTTAGCTGCGGCATTATTTACCGTTCCGGACTGACTGGTCATCCCCTCAGCAACACCTTGTATAGCTGTTGAACCAGTCTGTTGCGGCTGCCCGTCGTTCATTGTCGTGTCAAGGGTTGTCTGCGCTCCGTCCGCCACAGAGGCGGCCGCCATGTTAACCGTACCCGCATTGGTGATAATCCCGTTAGAAACCAAGAAATCCCATGCGGCGCCAATCTGCGCGGCGTCCACCCCAGGCATAAGTTCCTGCATCAACTGCATGTAGATTTGCTGGGCGGAACCGGTAAGCTGGTAAGCGCCCTCGTTCATGCCCACTCCCATTTCTGCCGGAATTTGAATTCCGGATTCCCGGGCGATGTTCACTTGTTCGTCCAGCAGGCCCCTTTGTTGGTCAATTGCGTTGAGTATCCCCTGCCGCTGGGTTTCAGACATGGAGTCCCAACTTTCGGCGGCTAACATGACCATATACTGATAATCAGACTGAATCTTAGCGATATTATCAAGTATAGCTTGGCTGTTATCCCCGGTGGACTGTACCAAAGTATCAGACGTTATTGCGAGCGCATGATTTAATTTATCAGTTTCCCCAATGGTTGCGGACGCTGCTTCGTTGTACGCCTCCATGACATTATTTTGGTCTTTCCATGTACTCTCCGCAGTTCGAAGCGTTTCGGATGTCTGATTTAAAGCGTCCTTTGCCTCCATCAGTTCATGGTTGACCCTGGAATAATCTGTCGCACTTGTGGTTTGATTCAAAACCTCTTGGAGCTTGTTCACTCTCTCCTGTGCAACGTGGTGATCACGCATAGCCTGAGTATAGTCCGTAAGCGCTTGCCGCTGATTTAACAAGGCTTCTTCATATGCAGGTTGCAGGGCGTTTAGGGTTGCCTCTTTTTGCCTTTGCCAGATCAATTCTTCAATGGCATCCGAGACTTTGTAGACTGCGTCCGCCTCTTCCCCGGATGCCTCTACCGCCCCAGGGACCTTGCTATTGATGTAATCAGCGAGGTATGCGGCTCGCTCTTCGTACCCTTCCTTGACTTTCCCGTTAGCATCTGTTATTTTTTCGAGCTCAGTAACATACTGCTCAACAAGGCCCATTTCTGTCTGCATCGTCTCAATGGATGCTCCGGCAGATTCTAACAGATTGTCGTATGCGTCCGCATGAGCGTTCACCTGATCTGTCGTTTCCTGGATTCTGGTTGCAAACTGTTCGGAATAGTCTACATATTCTCCCTCACTGTTACAGAGTGTAACAATCGCCGCCGCAACACCGGCTGCCGCTGCGCCAAGCAGAACAAACGGATTTGCAAGCGTCGCGAGAAGGCCCAGACTGGAAACCAGTTGTCCAATTTTGGACACAACCGAGGCAGCAGCAAGAACGCCGATTGCGGTAGCAACACCCGTAATGGCAGGGATAGCGATATCGCTGCTCTCTGCAATATCCAGGAAACCGTTTATCAGGTTGGCCGCAAATTCTTTCACCTTTGCCACCATAGGCGACAGGGCGTCTCCCGCTCGCGCCAAGGCGTCGTTTAGATCGCTAGACGCTTTGTTGGTTTCTACGATTGCGGAGTTAGTGTTTCTCCATTCCTCCGCAGCGGAAACAAGACCTTGACGGGACAATTCCTTTAAGACCAGATTAGCCCTCTCTGTTTCGCTATTTGCGCTCTCTAGTGCAGCGTTAAACTCATCCTCGCTGGTACCCGCCCAATTGAGCACGTCGGAAAATGTCCCGGTTGCCTTTGACACCCTAATTGTCTCATTTACGGATTCAGCTAAGGAATCGATTGGAATAGAATCCCCATAAGTCGCCCAAGCGCCAATGGTCCCGTCTATCATCGTGGTCAGGTCCTCTTGCGAAAGACCTAACGCCTGTAGGTTGGACAGGGCCGTTGCGCTGGATTGCTCATCTCCAAGCACGGAGTAAAATTGCTGGTAGCTCTGCGCTGTCTGTTCGGCGGTGTACCCCGCTTTCTGGCTGGACACCTCCAGAGATGCCATAATCCGGCGATACTCAGAGGTAGACTCTACAAGGTCTGCAATGCCGCTAACGACGGACTGAATCCCGTCGGAGAGCATATCCGCGGAGAATACATCCCCAAAAGCGCTGCTGGCTTCTTTGGCTTCATTCCCAGCATCATCCAGAGACCGGTCCAACTTGTCCGCTGCGTCAGCAGCGTCCTGCATAGCACTCCGGCTCTGTTTGAGTTCCGTGGAGAGCCGCTCAATCTGCGAAGCGAATTGTTTTGCTTCGGACGATCCGTCGCCAAACTCTAATACGGCATTGCTATATGCCTGTTTTAACCCCTTGAGGTCGCCCTCCTGCTGAGAGATCTTTTGACTCAGCCGGTCAAAGGCACTTACGGCCTGGGTAGTCTCCGTAGAAACGCCACCCATTTCAGCCTGGAGCCGGTTGATTTCTGCGGTTGTATTGTTGATCTGGGTACCCAAATCATTGACAACCTTGTTTTGGCGGTTATAGGCATTGTTTGCCTTTGTCACCGCCATCACCATTTCGTCCTGGCTGGAATACTGCGCGTTTGCAGCATCTTCCGCCGCCTGGGCCAGCTCTTTTAATTTCGCAGACTGCCGGTCATACTGGCCATTCAATACAGACAGCTTTTGTTTCTGTGCCTCCAGAGACCGGCCCAAAATATCAGACTGCTTTGCAGCCCGACTTTCAGCGCTGTCCAGCCCAGACATAGAGGTGACGGCGGACTTCATTTCGCTGCTCAGATTCTTGATCTGGGAATTTATCGCTTTGAGTGCAGACGAAAATTCTTTTTCTCCATCAACGCCTACTCGAATAGATACATCCGTTGCCATGCAGTCACCTCCTATTTGAAACTTAACAGGCGCATAAACTCGTTTTCGTTGTCCTCAATCGTCAACTTTCGTTTTGCGCCCTCGTTCTTTATCTGCTGAATAGCGATGAAATCAAGCAATTCCCCGAAAGGAAGGACAAGCGTCTCACGTCTAGAAAGACCGATTTTCATTCCATACCACAAAAGCCAGGCAGAGGTCAGCCTTCCTCCTGCCTGGCCTCTACGTTTTTTTCGGGCTCGACCTCCACGGTGGTCTTGCTCCCCTCTGAAACAACAGAGGAAAGATCAGCGAAAATTTGCTTGAAGTCGTCAAGCCCGATGCAGGAAAGCACTTCCTTTTCAGTAACGCGAGGAGGAACCTCCATGCCGTTATATTCAGCGTAGTCGCTCCCAGCGTTCATAACTTGAGTTAAGAACCACATAGCATCAGCGGTCTTTCCGCTTAATACCTGCTGGAGTCCCTTGTCTGCATCGCCGTACTTCTCCTCCAGGGCCACAACGACCCCGGAGGAAAAGCAAGCAAGATGCGTGTTCCCTCTAAAATTCACGTTAATTGTGCGCATCACGCACCCTCCTTCGCCGTCACCGTCGCCTTGCCGGCCTTTACCGCCTTGTTTGCGGCGTCCGCCTCCACCACGCCGATCTCCTGGCCAGTGGTTGCCTGGATGGCAGACATCCCGTTCCAGGGCGTCCAGCTAGACACATCCTCGCCGTATTCTGCCGGAAGGGTAACGTCCGTGTTCACCTGGTACACATAGTGGTTCCCGTATGTAATGGGAGGCGCCACGGTAATTTCGGTTTCCCCTGTCTCAGACCCTGCGGCGCTGGAAACCGTCAGTGTGCCCAGGGTCGGATTAGGGTTTGTGATGTTCAGCGCGTCCTTAATGGCTGCCTCCGCGTCGGCCTCGGTGTCCATGGGGGTGGACTGCATCTGCCAGCCGTGTTTGACGCTGTCGTCGCGCATAACGGCTGCAGTCAGCTCCTTGGCCTGCCACTCGATGGTCTCGCCCTGAGTGACGGCAGAGATGCCGGGATTGGCGAACTGGATCTTATTGAATACCACCGCAATCCACTTGGTCTGGCCGCTTTGTTTTGCCTTGATGATGCCGCCAAAGCCGACGTAAGGAATCGCCTGGTCATCGTCATAAACGATCCACTGGGGGCTAGAGGTGGTCACACCGTCCACATCCATGGCCTGCTGCTTGAGGCCAAGAATGGCCAGCATGGGAGTGGGAAGCAGATCGTCCGTGGACAGGGTGATAGTGCCGCCGGAAAACTGGTTGTCCGTTTCTGCAACAGCGTTGTCGGCATAAAAATTGTTACTGTCCCCCTCTTCCAGTTCGAGGGTCAGCTCGGTGGCCTTGCCGATCAGGCCGCCGTTGGAGTAGGTAACGGTGTTGCCATCGTTGCTGTAGATGGCGTAATAGGGTTTGGATAAACCGATGGTTGCCATGTGTTATCTCCTTTCATTCCAACAATTTGGAAAGTTCCCCTTTCAAGACTTCTTCCATTTTTGCCTCTGCCGCTTTTCTCGATCGACTAATTGCCGGTCGAACAAACGGATGCTTCATTTGAAATGACGTGCCGGACTCAATAGACCTTGCAATCAAACGATTTGGTTGGCCCCCAGGATGCTTTTTTGTTTTTAGAAGGTTGTATCCATCGAATCCAATTGACGTATCGATGTTCCCTCCAGAATCCCGAAATGTAGAAACGCCAAGACTGTTCAACAGACCGGCCTTTTGCAAAGCCTTTGCCCCGCCAGGAAGTGGGTCGGAGTCCGTACCGTAGCCATTTACCACGGGGATTCCCTGGACGCCCTTTTTTACCTCGTCCGCCACGATCTTAGCTCCTTCATACAGGGCCTTCTTGCAGAGTTTGTCTGTATTAGCCCCCGCGCGGCTAAGGGACGAAACAACATCGTCCAGCCCTTTGATCGTCATCTTCGGCACTCAGAGCACCTCCACAACCCATTCATAGTGGTACAGCCCTGTTTCTTCCTCGTACTGCGTAGAGTTGAGATACCAGGCCGCCTCCATGTCGTTTAGGGCATTGTCGATTCCGGTAATCAGCGGGTCCTTGGCATCCATCGTGAATAGGTCGACAGAACCCGTCTCACAGAACTCGGAATGCCGATTCCCCGCCAGGAAATCGTTGTCGCCTTCCCGCTGCCAGATGATGTAAGGGACGGCGTGGTTTGGCGGAGCGACGAAATTGTAAACTTCATCTGTAAGCGCCAAGAGCGCCTGTTTAAGTGCTTCCATCCAACTCACCCGTCCTTTCGAGCGTCAAATCCGTCACCGGGAGACCATCGTCATCCAGCACATGCTGGATTTGGATGATCTTGTACAGGTTGCTGTCCTTGTGATCGTAAGGCCAGATGTTTACACGGTCTGTCGCGGTCGAAATATCATAATTACGCTGGATGCGGACCATGATGTCTGGGCGGTCTCCGTGTTGCTGAGCGGTATACCACCGCGTAATTCCAACCGTCCTATCCGCATAGTACCCAGACCATATCGTTTCAAATTCAAGTACCGGAGCCTCCCCGGCGGGGGCAGTATTCGCCCCTCGCCGGAGATCCAGTACGCCGGAATCAAGGACCATCGTACACCTGCGCTTTCTGCGAGAATAGGCGATTGTTCAGCGCCCATCTCAGCATCCGCGGCATAGGTTCCGTGGTCGCCCGTTTCCGGACAAGATACGCGGCGTACATCTCCACCAGCTGCCCGTCCTCTATACTGTCGGTAAGAGCTACGCCCTCCCGCGTAATAAAGGCCTGGGCCGCGCTGATTGCCTGTGTCAGGTACGCCGCCCGCTGCTCGTTGGGGTACAACTCCCCAAGATCAACCTGCAGCATGGTCAAGATTTCCGCGTTCGTCATAGACTCAGCCCGCAGCAGCGCCGGTGATGTTCAGAGTATAAACGCGGGTGGCGTTGCCCTGCTTCACAGTCACGGTGATGGGATTAAGCTCGGAAGCGGTCAGAGTGACGGTACCGCCGTTACGCACGTTCTTCCCATTTGCCTGGATAGCGATCTGAGCGGTAGCCTGAGCGGCGGTAGCTTCAACCTTGAGGGAGTTGCTGGTAGCGGTAGCACTATAGGTGTAGGTCTCAGGATCGAAGGAAATGGTAGCGCCAGTCAAGGTGATGTCCTCCAGCTGAGCATCGTTGGCGGTGTCAGCGGCGAAATCCATCACGGTGGTTACGGCCTGGTTGTTGATGTTGATGGCCACGAAAGCGCCAGGGATAATGGGCATACCGTCAGCCCGCTGCTTACCGCGGAACACGGTATTGTCCTGAATGAACTGCACGTGAGTGCTGGATTCAATGGTCATGCCGGAACGCATAGCCAGCAGGTACAGATCGCCATAGCCGCCAATAATGTCGCCGTCGGGGATGAACTCCAGAACGTCGATGTCGCCGGTAACGATAGGCAGGGAGCCAAACAGGTTGGCCACGATATCGCCGGTGGCGGTAAAGGTAATGAGCTTGGACTTCAGGGTGGCGTAGGTCTTGGAGTTCATGGCCCAGAACATGTTGCCGCGGTTGTACCTGGTATAGGTGGCGCCGGTAGCAGTCATCAGGGCGCTCCAGAACTCAGCGCCGGTAACAGAGGCACCGCCAATCTGCAGGACGTTGGAGTCGGACAGATCAACCCACTCAGGAGCATTGGCGGGATAATCCGCGGGCTTGGAATCCTGAGCAAGGCGGGTCACAATGCCGAGGGGCATCTTAGATGCAGCGCCCTTGCCATACAGGATGGCCTTGTCCATAGCCAGGCCGATAGCCTCGGAAAGCATCTCGACAATCCAAGAAGCCAGATTGATATCGTTGTCCTCCAGCAGGGAATTGCAAACGGGGACGTACCCAGCGACCTTGTAGCCATCTAAGGTGACCTGGTTAAAGGTGAAGGACAGCTCGTTGATTGCGCCGCACATCTCAGTCCACACGGCCTCGGGAACAGTACCGGCGATGGTCTGCCGAGCCTCGCCGCTGACATTGCGCACGCGAACGCGGTTCAGCAGCTTGGAATACCGGAACATGTTCTCGGAAATCAGGTCCAGGAACACGACAGGGATAGTCAGTTCAGCGCCGGTAATAGCGCGGGACTGGCCCTTCATGCTGCGCAGCTCACCCAGGAAAGCCTTGACGTCATCCTGGGCGACAATGGTGTTCCGCTGTTCCATGGGCAGGGCATCGAAGGCCCGGCGAGTCATGGGCAGGGAACGGATGTTGATATTCTCCATTCTCTGGTCACCTCTCACATCGTTTTTCTTAATTTCGGGAGCGGGCGGAACGGGAGCGTTTCTTTCAATCTCTTCCAGCTCACCCTCCAACCGCTCGATGTCCACACGCAGGGTCTCCTTCGCCTCGGAGTGGGTCGTGCTGTCGGCTTCAAACTGCTCGATCTCTGCATTGATGGCCCCCTCCTGCTCGGCGTTGCCAGGCTCGGCCTCTTCGATGGCCTGGGCCAGGTCGGCCTCTCGAGTGGCAAACTCTTCGTCCTTCGCCTCTAAGGCGGCGAGTTCCGCCTTCTTGGCGTCGATGCTTCGCTTAAGCATCAGTGCCTTAAGTGCCATGTCGATTTCTCCTTTCTGAAAAAACAAAAAGAGCGGTCGGACGCTTTCGCGTCTAACCACTCTCGGTCCTCTGCCTCAACGCTTAGAGGCAGGCGTTTTTATTTCCCGGCGTTTGAGCTCGTAAACCCTTACGCCGTCTTTCACTGGTACAAGCTCTACTCTCTCACCCTTGGAAAGAATGGCCTCAGCGGCTTTTTTCGCCGCATCACTCAGCACCATGCAGCTTCTCCAGCGCCTTAGTCTTCCACACCTCATGGCGCTTCCTCACGATTTCCTCCAGATCGTGCTTTCTGGCCGAAACGGTGGTGTCCTGGTAAGCGGGGAACGTGCAGGGAGAGATTTCATACAGCGGTGAAACTTTAGTGATGGTCCAATGCACTGTCCCATCGTCTCGATAATCTGCCTCCTGAGACGCAATATCGAACCCAAAAGAGCAGCCGGTGATATCTCCCCTGGCAATCCTGGCGTAGGCGTTCATTGCATCGGTATCATTCCGATTAAGCCGAACTCTACCCCACAACCCATGAGAATCCTGCTTGATCTCCATGGTGCCAGCGGAGGTTCTACCCAACACCAGGTCGGAGTTGTGATTGTACAGGGCACGGACATCATCGTTCACAGAATCGTCGAAAGCTCCAGGTGCAATGCTTTCCGTAGCCCCAGGCCACAACTCATAGATGGAGTTGAATACTGCGAAATAACCCTCGATATACAGGTCATCCCCGTCCTCTCGAGTCTCCATCCGCTCCATAGGAATATATCTATGTTCCATATCCCTCACCTCCATTCTGCACCAGCTTCCCCTGGTCCCCGAGCCTATCAGCAGGCAAGTAGTTTTCCAAGGCAAGCAAATCGTTCATCTCCGGATCTGGCGGGAGATTTAGCCAACCACGCCATTCATTGCGCCGCAGCGCCATCCGATCCACCATCTCTGCGCCAGCGGAAACGAGCTCCGTGATGGAATAGGAGAACAGGGACCAGGAATTGAATCGGAAAAATAGATTCGGAGAAAGAAGCAATTTCTTTGTCATCTCCTGCTCTATGTTCCGGGCCAGAGGCATGATCGTAGTGTTTACGAAATTGTTCCAGGCGTCCCGGTTGAAATCACCCACCCCAAGAACAAACGGAGGAATCCCCAGCACCGCCGCAACTGTGCGTTTATCCAGCGTCACCATTGCGTCAATGGCGAGATCGGATAACGTCAAAGGCTTCACCTGCTCTACGGAGAACTGCTCGGCAGGAATCAGCCAAGGCTCCCCATCTCCGCCAGCGGCATATTCCTCCAGCAGCTTCCTCCGGCCATCCGGGCTGGAGAACTCATCCGTCAGCGCATCCACCTTAACGATCAGGGACGGCTTCCACTTGGAGGACATGAATCCTTTCTGTGTCGCTGCCGCCTGCTTTAGGTTGTTGGCGACGTCCGCCAGGGATACTCGGTACCCTGTACCCATCCAGGGATAGTAGCTTTCCGGGTTGAGCACGAAATGCAGCAGCTTGTCCGGCCTATATTCCCGGCCCTGGATATAGATTTTATACCCCCAGCCATCAGGGAGGAACGACACGAACGCCGGAGGAACCGGTTGCAGATCGCGGATAATCCCCGCCCTGGTGTTCGGCCAGACAACGGCATTCCCGTTACCCTCGAGATACAACGTTCGCACAATCCAGTGAATGAACTGTGCCCTAGTCATATTCTCGTTCGGATTGATGTCGATTTTCCGGGAAAGCTCGTTCTGTACTCTAACGCCCCCGCCGTCCTGATTCTCCATCAGGTGGATGGTCATCGAGCCGATCAGCCGGGCGATGGTGTCCACGCCCGCCGCGATCTCTGGATTATTTGCCAGGGAAGTATATCCGGCGCAGGTCAGCGTGTCAAATGCCTCTGGGGAGCAAAGCCACGCCCCAGAGGATCGCTTCTGTCCGGGGTCAGCTCTGCTTCGATTGGCTTTCTTTTTGCTCACTTCTTGCCCCACCAATCCTTTCCTTTCTTTTGTCGCTCCATGTTCTCGAGGTATCTGATACAGGCGAACACGGAGGCGTCGAATAGATCAATCCGGTGTTCCGGCTGAACTTTCTCGTACTGGATCATTTCATCTGTTTTCTCGATGGCGGCGACATTCTCAACGCAATATTCATAGGCCTCACTGTGAAGGTAATATAGCTTTCCATCCTTCGCGCTCTGCTCGATGTGCCGAAATCCCTCAGACTTTTTGTAGTAGTACTGCGGCTGATCCACGATTTTGAATCCCGCTTCTTTCATCGCAATGAAATACTCCCGAGAAAATTTCCGGTCGTGCCCAACCTGACGAATCCTAAAGCCTTTCTTCCGCATGCCCACGAACCAATTCACAACGTCAGAGTGGTTCACCGTTGGACTGTTGCACAGCGTCAACCAGCCATCCTCGGCCCACCCAAACAACGGGATGTTGTCCTGGTCTGCCTTGAGGTGCGCCGCAACCACCGGGAAGAATGCGTGGGTGATAATGATGTCCGTCCCTTTATAGTTCCCAAACAACGCCGCCGCCGTAAGATCGTGCATTTTAGAAAGGTCTGCTCCACCATACCAATCAATCGGAAGTTTCGCCAGCTGGTCGATCGTCCAGTCGTACTCGGAATCCGATGCTCGGAATTCCTCGATGTTGAAATACGCGGACATGGCGTTGGTGTAGACGTTCAGGCTTTTCGCAAAGAAATCCTTTCTCTGCTGCGGATCGTTCTGCGCCTGGAGGCTGTCGTTTAGGATTTCCTCCGGGCGAATGGATACGCCGTAAGCCGGATTTGCCATTTCGTGAATCTTAGGGTCCGTGAAATCCACGGAACCGTCCTTTACCCCCTCCGGGGCACAGCACATGAAGATGAAATACTGCTCATCTTTTACGGTGCCGTCTAGGACTTTCCGGCAGTATTTCAAACGCTGGCCAAGGAACGCTTGTTCGTTATCTCCTGCTGTGGAAATGCCGATCAACAACTTGTTGGTGTAAGCCTTCATAGCCTCCTTAAACAGGTTGTACTGTTTCGGCTGCTTGAAGGCATGGATTTCGTCGCAGATGGCGATATTCGCGTTTAGCGAGTCCTGGCTATCTGGGTTTGCTGCAAGGGCCCTAATATAGATCGAGCCATCACCCAAATCTGAGGAAATGCTGTGCTCGTTATGATTGTCTATGATGCGAACGGAGCCGCCGTCCTTTGCGTCCTCGCCCATCCGCCGAATGTTGTACGCAAGGAAATTGTAACTTTCCATGGACTGCATCAAAGCCGCAGAGGCGATGTACATTTTCGATCCGGATTTGCGATATAGCAGAGATAAAGCCCAAGACAACGAAGCCGCGAAGCTAGTTTTGATATTTTTTCTCGGTATGTATATCAAGGCCTCATGGAACCGAACAACATCCGTTCCCTTTAGCTTGAATCCCACAAGATTATAGATGATGAACTTGTGGAACGGTTCGAGCAAGAACGGTTCCCCTCGAAGGGGCGTCCCGTCTAATCTTTCCCCCTGCTGGTGGCAGAGGGTCTTTTCAATAATCTGGATGCAAAACTCCGGCGCTTTGGTATCAAGCCAATATTCCGGGTTTTCCAAATCATTGGAAAATCTCTCTACAGCCTGCTTTAACTCTTCGCAAGCAACCTTCCGCCCGTCCCTTATAGATTCGGCGTACTCCAGAACGGCCGGCCAGTTTTTGGCTTTACTCGATACTCGCAAGGACAGCTGCTAACCCCTTCGGTTTCTCTTTCTTCGGGGCGTCTCCCGTCATTTTCTTATAACTAGCGGGCGTCATCCCAAGTTCTCGCCAGTACGCCAGGGCGGACTTGTTCAAATCGTCCCACAAAACAACCAGAGGGTTCTTCACAACGTTGGAGCTTCCCCGATTATTCGTGTGCTCCAGCACCGGAACACACCCTTCCTCTTTGTACTGTTCGTACACAGCATCCCTCTGCGCCAGAACGTCGGCCAAGGTCGAAACCACAGAATCATAAGCCTTTTCCTCCTGGCCCAACGCAGAAAGCTGCTTCTTTATTAGGTTTTTCCAGGATTTCGAAGTCATGAAGTAAGCTTCACCTCAAAATAAGCCTCAGAATGGGAAAAGGTAGATCGGAAGAGCGTCGTGTA